ATGAAAAAAAGGCTTGACCCTCCCTGCCTGCCGCCGTATCATTCGCCCCGTTCTCGCGAGACGAGAAAGCGTGGGGCCTTAGCTCAGCTGGGAGAGCGCAACACTGGCAGTGTTGAGGTCAGCGGTTCGATCCCGCTAGGCTCCACCAACAAGACATGACGAATCAGCCGCTTAGCGTAGCTCGCTAGGCGGCTTTTTCGTGCGCTGGGAAAAAACTGGGAAAATACTGGGAAAACTCCACACGGCTGGCGGGCTACTTCAGGCCCTCGGGTAGATCGATCTCGGCGCCCAGCTTGGCGAAGACCAGGGCGCGCATCGCGGCCACCAGTGGCGTCGGCCCCAGCGAACACCTCGCCCCGGTCGCGCTCACCGGGCACACGGCATACCAGCGTTCATGCTCGCCATACTGCTGGCCGGTGTGGGTGTGGAGCTCGATCAGGTGCTGCTCGATCAGTGGGCCGCCCTGGCTCCAGTCGGTGGATGGCGAGTAGACATCTGGCCATCCGTCAGACGTGCGGCCCTTGAGGCCGATATGCTGTGCCCCGTTCGGCATGCCGATGATGTCGAGCTCTATTCCTGTCACTTGGGCCACAGCCCAATCGAGGGCAGCGCCCTCCAACTCTCTTACCCGCATCACGACACTCCTTCCAGTAGGGCGGCCATGCCCTTGCCCGGGCCTTTGGCATCCTGCCAGCGGATCCCGTGGCCGTCGAGGTAATGCTGGGTCATGCTCTCGTCGGCGTGGCCCATCAGCACCTGGATCTCGCCGAGGTCGGCGCCGCTGTCCTCGAGCAGCTTGGAGCCGAGCGAGCGGATCTCGTGGAAGGTGGGCCGCTGGCGCGGTTCCAGCCTGGCGATCTCTGGCACCTTATCGCGCAGGCGGGCGAAGGTCTTGGAGAGCATGTCATCGGTGACCCGGCTCCAGTGGTTCCGGGCTCGGGTCTCGGCAGTGATGCGCTGGTGCACTCGGTGGACGATGTAAGGCGAGACCGGAGGCACCAGGCGCGAGCGCTGGATGATGTCCTCGATGGCCGGTGTCACCTCGATGGCCACGTAGGCGCTGTGGCTGCGGGTGCGAGTCTTCTTCCTTATATAGCGAAGGCGCCCATCGACGATGTGGTCGTAGCGGGCGGCGGCGACCTCGGCGCGGCCGAACAGGCAGACCAGGGCGAGCTCCATGGCGATCTGGAACCAGGGCTCGGCCTGCTCATAGATGGCCTGGAACTGCCCGGGGGTGAGCCGGCGGCGCTGCTTGGTGTAGCCGGCATCGCTCTTGGCGGTGGGCTCGATGGGGTTGTCTTCCATCCAGCCCTTGGTGCGTGCGTACTGGAACACCTGGACCAGCAGGGCGCGGTGGTAGCGGTAGGGCTCGCCCTTGTAGTGCTCGTCCAGGTACTCGGCGCACCAGCGGGTAGTGATCTGTTCGAGGGGCATCTCGCCGCGGTCCTTCGCCAGGCGGGCGAGGGCGTAGCGCTTGTTGCGGCGCGTGCCGGCGGCCAGCTGGGTGGCGTTGTCGACCCGGTCGCGCTGGAACGCCTCGATGGCGGCGCCCAGGGTGAGCCCGCCAGTACCTTCCACTCGGGCAACGAGGTCGGTGCCCTTCACCAGCCGCGCGTTGAGCACCCGCGCGGCGGCCTGGGCCTTGGCCTTGTCGCTGCCCATGCCGTGCTTCTTGCCGGTGCGCGGGTTGCGGTAGGTGTAATAGCCCGCGGACTCGTAGAGGTTGGGCTCGAGCCCGCGGTGCTTGCGCTTGCGCGGCCTGGCTGCCATCAGCTGGTCTCCATCTCCTCGAGCACCTGGTCGGCGAGCTCGTTGCCGGTCATCAGCTTCTCGGCATCGAGGTCGATGTACCAGACCCCGCCGATGCGCTTGGCCGGGACCGTGCCCTCCCGGCACCACTTGCGGATGGTGGACATGGCCGGCGGCGTGCCGGCGAACCGGGCCTTCCGCCACTCCTCGGGCTTCATCAGCTTTCCCATCAGTCTAGTCTCCCGTCATCCTCGCGCCGCCCGGGCCATGCCCGCGGCCTTCCCGCCACTTCCTCTCCTGCTCGGCCTGGGCGTCGCTGGCGGCCTGCCGGCGCCTCTCCCTCTCCGTCTCGATGGCCTCCGGCACGCCCGGCGTTCTCTGCATCGCCTCGATGGCGCTCTGAGCCCGCTCCAGCTTGGCGCGCAGCCTATCGATTACTCGCCCGGCCACCTCGGCCACCTCCCACTCGCCCTTCGGCGTCTCGCCGTCCGCCTTCACCCGCCCCAGGCCGTAACAGCCGCCGCAGGGGCGGTCCTTCCGCCGCTTGATCTGGTCGGTGCCGCTGCCGTGGCAGACCGGGCAGGCGTCGGCGGGGATCTCCTGCCACTCGGCATCCCAGCGCGCCTGCTCGATGTAGTGGGTGGCCGGCGGCTCGACGCTCAGGTCGAGGTAGATCACCAGCGTCTGGCCGGCGAGCTGGCCCTCGCCCTGGGCGGTGCCGATCCGGGCCGCCCGGGTGCCGTGCTGGGTGTGGAGGTGCGTTGGCTTCACTCGGAGGGCTCCTCGGCTTGGCGGCGGAGTTGTTTGGCGAGGCAGTCAACAAACGCGACGCCAGCGGACCCCAGCTCCTCCCGGTACTCCTCAAGCAGTTCTGCCTGCCATTCGGCCCTGCGGCGGGCGAGGGAGGTGGCTGGGGCTTCGTCTAGCATCTCGGTCCAACCGCCGAAATGGTGATGTTCGTTGCAGAACTCGACAGCTTCGCGCAGCCGCTCCATATACACCGACAGGCCCTCGGCCGCCTCGAGGATGCGCTCGGCCCGCCCCTGGTGCGGTTCGTCCGGCACGCCCAGCGCCTTGGCCACCAGGTCCAGCACGGTCGCCTGGTCGCGGGCATAGTCGGCGGCGGCATCACGCTTGGCCTCTAGCTGCTGAATCCTTACCTCGGCCAGGGCCAGCGCACCGGCGAGGCCCTGCTGGTCATACGGGCAGCCTGCCAAACCGCCATTCCCGCAGACAGCGCACCCGCTGCGAGGGTATGGCTCTCCCCGCGCTTGCAGTACGTTGCGGCAGTTGTTGGGGCGGTGCTTCGGTTGATCGCTCATCCCTTCCTCCCGGCCTTGGCGGCCTCGTTGATCTTGTCTCGCCAGCTGTCGATGCCTTCCTGCCCCCCAGGTGTGCGGGGCGTGACACTGGCGCTGTATCGGGCAGCGGGCGCAGCCGCGCCCACCCTGGTAGTGGCGCTCGCAGGTGTCGAGGGCGAGCGGTGAAAGCTCAGTCATGTGCGGCCACCTGTGCCGGCACCGGGACGGGCAGGGCGTGCTGGCGCCGGCACAGGTGGCCCTGCTTGATCAGTTCCTCGCGCAGCTCCCGGGCGGCGCCGGGGGTGAGCCGGTGGCGGATGGGCGCCATGCAGCGCCGGCAGAACAGCGTGGCGAAGGGCTGGCCCTGGCTGCGCCCCACGGACCAGGTGATGGAGCAGGTCATGCCGGCACCCCCAGGGCTCGCCTGGCCCGCTTCAACTCCTTGCCCTTCGGCTTGATCACCTCGACCACTCGGGCGCTGGGGCACTGCCAGGAGAGCCCGGCCTCGGTGCAGTCGGGATCCGGTTCAATCTCGCCGACCGGCTGGCACTGGTAGACACGCCCGTCAGGCCAGGCACAGGCATACAGCAGTGCCGCCGGGTAGCTGGTGGTCAGGTAGACGCGATCCTTGCGGTGGACGCCAGCCGCACCGAACTCGGAAAGCGAAGGCGCGCCAGTTTCGTCGGGAGGCAGCAGGCGGTCACCGTGGCGACGTCCAGCCGGCCCGCCGTGGTAATAGATGGTCATGCCTCGTCCTCCCTAAGCCACGCCTGCCGCACCAGCTCCCACGCCTGGCGGTCGCAGTCCATGCCCAGCGGGCGGTAGGCGCGGCCTTCGGCCCGGGCTTTGTCGTCGTCCTCGAACTCGCGCTCCAGGTCGCGCTGGATCACCCGACGGGTGTGGGCGGGGATCGTCGGCCAGGCCTCGGCGAGCTGCTGGGCGAACGCGGCGGCGGCGATGGTCTTGCGTCCGTAGCAGTAGCGGGCTGCGAAGATAAGCAGCTCGTGGGCGTCGAAGGCGAGAAGGTGCTGGTGGCTGTTGTCGATCGTCATGCCGTCATCTCCCCGCGGCTGATGCCTTGGGCAAGCTCCAGGGCGGCCCGAGCTTTCTCCGCGATCACCATCCTGTTGTGCCCGGTGGCGCTGCCGTCCACGGCGATGCGCTCAATGCTCTCCAGCGCCTCCTCGAGTTGCTGGCAGACGCGCAGCCGGTTGCCGTCGAAGTCCACCGCGACAAGCTCGCCGCCGTTGATCTTGGTGTCGGCACGGTAAGCGGGCCATTCGCCCTCGGGGTAGCGCACGACGAGAGTGTGGGTATGGATCATGCCTCGCCCTCCATCGCCTTGGCGGCCTTGCGCACGATCGCTGCGGCCATCTTGCGGCGGGCGGCCTGGCCTTCCTTGCCCCTGAGTTCAATGAGCAGATCCAGCGCGAGCGTGGCGGCCTCGGCGGTGCGGTGGGCCAGCATCCCCTCCAGGCTGATCTGGGCGTCGCTGACGCTGGTGTTGAGCAGGGCTTGTAGGCTCATGTCAGTCTCCCTTGATGCGTTTGGTGTCGCCCTGGGGCAGGAAGTCAGAGGGCAGGGCCTGGCCGGTGGCCTTGGCATACTCCACTTCGATCTTGGCGGTGCCGATGATGGCGCTGGCCACCTGGCTGACGGCCTTGGCGCGGGTCACCTCGCGCTGCAGGGCCTCGTCGGTCAGCTCCTCGCCGTTGGCGTCGTCCTTGAGGCGCTCCAGTTGGAGGAAGAGGTGCTCGCGCAGGTCACTGACACTTGTCTTCATGGGGGTGGCTCCGGTTGTTGATCATGCGGTTGAGGGCGCCCTTGAGCTGCACCACCTGGCGCAGCTCGGCGGGGAAGCGCAAGTAGGTGTTGCGGCGCATCAGGTCGCTGCGGCTGACCAGCTCGAGGTTGTCGATGGCGGTGTTTGCCTTGTCGCCGTCGCGGAAGACCAGGGCATGCCCGGGCGGTACCGGCTGGCCGGTGTGCGCTTCCCACACCAGGTGGTGCACCATGCGCCAGTCGCGGGGCGGGTAGCCGATGTCGGTGACCTTGCGCTGGAGGTAGCCGTCAGAATTCACGCGCTCGCTGCCGACCGGGGCGTAGCTGTGGGGCTTCTGCCTCTTCTGGAAGCGGGTGTGCTTGCCGCCGATGTCGATCCCCTTCATACCCTTGTTCCAGGGGCGCTGGCCGGGCTTGAACGCGGCACTGTGGCGGGCCTTGTGAGCCTCGCTCTTGCGCACGCCGAGCTTGATGGCCTGGTTCTTGATGCTGGCCTCGCTGCGCCCGAAGATCCGCGCCAGGGTGGCGTTGGTGTCGTCCGGGTAGAGGCGGGCGAGCAGGTCGAGGTCGTCATCGCTCCAGGGGCGGAAGTCGTTACGACAGGGCATCGGTCACCTCCACCTCGTCCGGCCTTGGCTCGCAGGGCACCCGGCCGGAGTAGGTCACGCAGGCCTCGGTGTCGTGGTCGTGAAAGCGGCAGGGGATGGTGGCTTCTTCCACCATCTGGAGATGCGCCACCTGGCGCTGCAGCTGGCGCAGGGCCTCGATGATCTGCAGCACGGTGGGCCAGCCGAGGGTGACGCCGCCCTGGCCCTGGCGGGCGCGGGCGAGCTCCAGGAGCTTCTCGGGGTCGATGCGGGTCAGGTCAGCCATGGTGGGGCCTCCAGTAGTCGACGCTCAGAGCGTGAAGGTCGGCGGCGGCGGCATCGCTGCGCCAGGTGGCCAGGCGAGGCTGAGCAGCAGCCAGGCCAGCAGTGCGGCGTCGAGCAGCCAGATCAGCGTGGTGGATGGATGCATAGCGGTATCCTCCGGCGGCGCGCGGGGACTGGCCGTGGTGCTGGTCCTGGTTGGCGATGGCGTTGCCGCGCAGAGCGGGCCAGCCCCCCGCCTGTAGGCGTTGCCCCAGGGCGTTGCAGGGCAGGTCGGTGGTGCGGATCTCCAGGGCGGTCATGCGCGGGCCTCCTGTTGCTGGCGCTGGGCGCGTTGGCGACGGGCCTGCAAGGTGCGCAGCCGGGCGCGCCGTTCGGTGGCGTTGCGCTTCAGCTCCTTGCGTAGCCCCTGGCCCTTCTCCTGGATGCGGCTGTGCACCCAATGGCGGCTGACGTGGTGGCCGTGTGCGGCGAGCCGCTCGACGATCTGCGGCACCGTCATGCGCTCCACCTCGATGCAGTCACGGATGATGCGCTCGGCCTCGGGGATGATCCGGCGGTTGCGGCCGCGGCGGTTGGGATCGCGCAGCCCGATGCGCTCGGTGGCGCCGCGCACCTGGGTGTAGGTGCGGCCCATCTCGGTGGCGATCTGCTCGTAGGTGAGCCCCTGCTCGAGCAGCTGCTCCAGGCGGTCGTAGTCCTCACGGGTCCAGGGCTCGCCGCACATGGTGGCGCGCCGCTGGCCGCTGGCGCCGAGGTGGTAGAAGACGCCGTGCTTGACGCTCCGCCAGCTGCGGCCCATCCGCTCGGCGATCTCGGTGTAGGTCAGGGCCGGGTCGGTCTGCTCCACCAGCTGCCGCAGGCGGGCGATCTCGGGCTCGGTCCAGCGCTTCCAGGTCTTGGCCATGGCGCCCTCCTCACTGCTGCGCCAGCTGGCGCTGGTCATATCCCGCCGGCCACAGCCCGGGGCAGTGCTCGGCGGCGATCTCGTCGTAGTCGGGGTGGCCGGTGCGGTGCTCGGGGCGGATGCCGCGAGACTCCTCCACCAGCCATGTGGCGACGCCCTGGCAGTAGACCTCGCGCTCGGCCTGGGCCACGTCCTGGTCGTAGGTGTTGAGGGCCATCACCGCGCCGATCAGGCCGGCGACGATGGCGATCCACATGGCGCGGTTGAGCAGGTAGGGGATCATGCGAGCACCTCAAGCGTGGTGGTGAGGGCGCCGGTGTGGCGCTCCACGTAGTCCATGGCGGCCCAGGTGGCGTAGGCCACGCCCAGGGCGAGCAGGCCGAGGTAGATCAGCGCGCCTTTCATGCCGTCGCCTCCGCGGGCTGGGCCGGGGCGGGGGCGCCGTCGATCAGCTCCTGGAGCGCGGTGCAGAGGTGGCCGAGCTGCTGGGCGCTCTGCTGGCGCTGGTCCTCGGTGCTCTCTGGCCCGGGAATGGCGACCGACACACGCAGGCCAACTCCGTCCAGCCAGCGGGCGTTGATGGGCTTGGTCCAGACCTGCACCTCCTGCCCGCCGTGAGCGGCGATGTTGTCGCGCACCTCGCAGCTGGCGTTGTGCTGGCCCAGCAGGTTGAGCACGACGACCTGGCTCTGGGCGCGCATCAGGTTGAGGGTGAAGCCGTCCTGCAGGCCGGCGTCGTGCAGGGCCTGGCCGGCGGGGGTGCGGTTGGCGTTGGTGAATTCCATGGTCAGATCCTCCGGACCCAATAGCGGTTGCCGAGGTCCACGGCCAGGCCATCGAGGAAGGCCTTGCGGTGGGGTGGGCGAATGGTGGCCAGGCGCAGGCGGCCGCGGCGTTGCGGGTGGCCGCGCTCGCTGATCTCGACGTTCAGGATCATGCGCTCGGCTGCCTGTGCGGTGACGGTGGTCATGCGTACACACTCCCGAGATCACGCCGGGCGACCCGGCTGGTGGCGGTAACGGGCTGGCGGCGGGTGACCGGCTGGCGCACGCGCATCAGCTCGTCGCTGTCCTGGTTCAGGCTGCTGACGATCAGCGCCAGCACGAGAGGGGCGATCCAGCCGCGGCGGATGGCCTCGGCCACGGCGGCGGTGACCCGGTAGGCGCCGACCTTGTGATAGGCGCGGTCGAGCCCGTGGCGCACGGTGGCGGGGCTGCGCCCGGTGGCCTTGGCGATCTCCTTGCGGGTCATGCCGGCGGCGGCATGCAGGAGGTAGGTGGCCTCCATCAGCGTGAAGCCGGGGGCGGCGCGCTCGTCGTGAGCGATGGCCTTCCAGTTCCCGAGGGTGATTTCCATGGCGGCCTCCGTGGGCGGCGTGTGTTGATGCACTTAATATAGGAAAGCCTGTTTTGTGGGTCAACAGGAATACCTATATTTTTTCACCCGGCCATGAAAAAGCCCGGCGCGGGGCCGGGCTGTAGGAGATCGCTTACATGGTGTGGAGGTGGTGGCCTACGGTGCTGGCGCACGGTGTGGGCCATGCTGTGGGGGTGGCGCAAGCCGAATGCGACCCGCGGGCCGCCGGAAGACGCCGCGCCACGCCTTGCCCCGCGCCCTGGTCATGGATGGCCAGGGCGTTACTGTGTGCGTATCGAGGATGGGGTAAAGTGGATTACAGCTGGTTGCGCAGGCAGCGCAGGTAATAGGTGTTCGAGAACTCCGTCGTGATTCTCTGCTGGTATTCTCGCGAGGAGAAGCGCGGTTCATCGAAGGCCGCGATGATCATCTTCTTGATCCAGTCTTCCCCTTGTGAATGCGCCATCATCGCACTGATGCCGGTGCCTGTCTGGCGAGCCTTCATGACCTCGCGGGCCAGCTTGGAGACCACAGCGCACTGACCCTCCTTGGTCTTGGGGGGCTCTGGCGGCGGTGGTGGTGGCGGCGCGGGCTCACCAAATTGGCGCTTGAGGGTGCCTTCTGGGCAGGGATCGCCCTGGTAGTAGGTTCGGCCGTTGATTTCACAGTGATAGCCCGCCTGCGCCTGGGCCATTAGCGGCACCAGCAGCAGGGTAGCAGCGACAGCGGTGGCGCGAAGCATGGGATCAGCTTGCGGGCAGGAAGCGCATGATGGCGAAGACAAGGCCAGCGACGGTGATGATTGTGCCGACGTTCCACATGATCATCTGACGACCGAGCGAGTGCATCTCGCCGCGGACCTTTTCGACTTCCAGGCGCACGTCGTTCAATCCATCGCGAGTCGCATAGGTTGCCTTGATGGTGGCCAGATCCTCACGGACGACCCTCATATCACCCTCCAGGTGCTCGACTCGTGCTGTCAGGTCGCTCATGGGCGGCTCTCCTCCATCGTTGCCGCCAGTATAGCCGCTTCGCCTGCGCTTGCGGTAAGGGGCTAAATTGATGGGTTCACGCGCCATCGTTCACCCCCAGCGACAGGCCATCCACCACCAGGTCCTTGAGGAACCAGCTGACGTTGCCGCAGCAGTAGCAGGCCACGGCCAGGAAAGGCACCGGGTCGAACCCTGGCGGGTGGCCGATCTGCTGCATGAACTCGTAGGCGTCGCCCTCTTCCTCGCCCAGCGGGCTTAGCGCAGTGTCGCCACAGGCAGGGCAGCGGCCTTGCAAGGGTGTGGCGGTATACACCCAGTCGATCAGCGCCTCCGTGGACACGCGGACATCACGCTTGTCGTTGGTCACAGGAAGTTCTCCACCCAGAAGACCCGGCCGAGGATGCGCGGGGCCTCGGGATCGTTGGTGTGGTAGATCTCCTCGGGGTACTCGGCGGTGTTCTCGCTGACCACACGCATGCGGCCCGGAGGCAGGCGGTAGAGGCGCTTGATGCGCAGCATGCCGTCGTGGTCCAGGGCGTAGACCTGGCCGTCCTGGATGGTGCGGCTGCCCTTGTCGATGCCGATGGTGGCGCCGTCCTGGATGGCGGGCGTCATGGAATCGCCCTTGGCCACGGCCAGGGCGGCGTTCTCGGGGCTGACGCCTGAGCGCGCCAGACGGGGCAGCGAGAAGCGCTCCTGGGCGCCGTGGTTCTCGATCACCTGGGTGGCTCCATTCCCTGCGGCGAACTCTACTTCCCTGTAGATCGGCAGCCACACCTCGTCGGGGCGCAGCGGCTCGTCGCCTTCCACTATCTCCACATCGACCATCTCGGCGTTGCTTTCGACAGCGCGCCGGGGGCGCATCTCGCTGACATTGCTCTCCATCTGGCCTTCGCCGGTGGCGAGCCAGTGGGGGTCGACCTTGCATGCGTGCGCGATCTGCACCAGGTAAGCGCTAGAGCGCGAGTCCCCCTTCTCCAAGTCGGAGATGGTGGCCTGCTTAAGCCCAACCGCTTTGCCTAGCTCGGTCTGCGTCAGCTTCGCGTGTTTTCGGGCACGCCTTACCCGTTCGCCAATGCTCATATCCACGGAAGATATAGGCGCCCCTATACGCTTGCAAAAAGGAGTTCCTATCTCTACCTTATAGGCATTCCTGTTTTCAGCGAGCGCGCAGCACATGGATCAGACCATCGAACGACTCATCAAGCACTTTGGAACCCAGGAGAGCACTGCTGAAGCTCTTGGGGTTAAGCAGGGCACGGTTTCGGGATGGGTGCGTGGGAAGCATGGGATCTCTCCTGCGGTGGCTCTGCGCGCCGAGCGCCTGACTGGCGGCCGTTTCACGGCGGCGGAGCTATGCCCGGCGGTGTTCGGTGATGAGGCCCTCCAGGCCGCTGCCGATTGATCCCAGCTTATGCCACCGCCCGAGGTTTCGCCGCGGGCCCCGGTGGCCCTGATCGAACGTACAGGGGTTTTGCCATGCAGCACCACGACCACCAGAAGCAGTGCTACGCGCTGATCACCGAGACCACCCGCCTGCAGGAGCAGATCCAGGATCGTGCTGAGCGTGAGGCCACGCCCAGCGCGCACACCTGCCGCCTGCTGGGCCGCTACCACGACGCCATGGCCCAGCTGCTGGCGCTGCGCCCGGCTCACGATGCGGAGGCCAAGGCGCGCCAGGTGCGTACTGGGCAGCAGCACAAGGCTGAGGCCGGCGAGTGGTGGGCGAGGGCGAAGGCCCTGGTGGAGGGAGTGTCATGAGCATTATCACCAAGCTCTACGACCGCCTGACCGGTGTGCTGGGGCGGGACTGCCAGGGGAGGCCGCTGCGGCGTGGCGATCGCGTCGAACCGGCGGTGCCTCCGCATAAGTGCGACGAGCTCGCCCAGGGCCCGGGTGAGGTGATTGGTATCAAGCCAGGATCCGCAAACGTCAAGGGGTTAAGACCGCGCCTGATGGTCCGCAATGCCAACGGGGTGGCCCATGGTGCCCCCGAGTGTTGGCGCCGGCTGGATGACGACGAGAAGGCGAGCTGGCGCCTGGTGGCCAAGGCCACGGGCTGGCAGCCACGCACGGTACCGCAACGCGACGAGGTAGAGGCATGAGCCTGGCAGCAATGCACTGGGCACGGCAGACGATGCGCCACGCTCCGGCCAGCGTGAAGGCCCCGGCGCGGCTGGCGCTGATGCTGCTGGCCGACTACGCCGACGAGGATCACGTGAGCTGGCCTTCGCTGGGCACCATGGCCGAGGAGATGGGCTGCTCCAAGCGCAGCGTGCAGCGCGCGATCGACGCCCTGGAAGACCACGGCCTGGTGGCGGTGGAGATTCGGCACGCGGCGAACGGTCGGCAGCAGTCGAACCGCTATCGGCTGGCCGTTGGGGGAGGGTGTCAATCTGTCACCCCCTCTACATCTGACCAATTAGGGGAGGGTGACAATCTGACACCCTCCGAGGGTGACAAATTGGCAGGGGAGGGTGACAGCCCTGTCAGGGGGAGGGTGACACCGGTGTCACCCCTTGAATCTACCACTAGGACTCTACCCCCCTCTCTCTCTGACGCGGGCGAGGCGCCGAGCGTGTTCGACCGAGCGGCGGACCTGGACGACCAGGGCGAGCCGATCGAGCCCGAGGTAGGCGAGACCTCGCCCCAGCCCCTGGCGGACCACGTGGGCCGCAAGACCTCGATGACCCTCGAGTGGGAGCCGGAGCCCGCCGCCTGGCAGCGCGCCTGCTGGGAGCGTGGGCTGGCGCCGGATGCCGATGTGCACCAGGCGCTGATCGACTTCCGCGATCACTTCGCCGCCCGCCCCGGGCGTGTCGAGACCCCCGCTGACTGGACCCGCCGCTTCGCGCGCTGGGTCGCCGAGAACCTGCAACGCCAGCCGGCGCAGTCCGCCACCACCGGAGGTGCCCATGCCAACGCAAACCGCCGCGAGCGTACTCCAGCGCGCCGTCTCACCGCAGCAGAGGCGCGTGCACGTGACCGAGCCCGCCATGAGCCAGGAGGCGCCGTCTACGAGGGGGAGCACCATGCCCTCGGTCACTGAGCAGGACATGGACCTGGTGTTCGACGCCCTGGGCGCGATGTACGGGGCCAAGTTCAGTAGCCAGTGGGGTGCCTACGACGAGGGCGGCGTGTGGCTGGCCGAGCTGGCGCACCTGAGCCGCAGGCACCTGGAGCGGGGCATCCGCCGCCTGCGCCAGCAGGTGCGCGAGGCAGCCCGGGCCGGCGACGAGGCATGGCCGCCCCAGCCGGTGGCTTTCGCCGCGCTGTGCGAGCCGCGCCCGGAGGATCTGGGCATGCCGGCGGTGAGCGCCGCGTGGCGAGAGGCGGCGGGGCATGCCCACGCGCCCTCCGAGCACGCCTGGAGCCACGAGGCGGTGCGCCTGGCCGGCCAGGCCGTGGGCTGGTGGGAGCTGACTCATGGGGGCGGCGAGACCAAGGCCGCACGCCTGGAGAATCGCTTCGCGCGGGAATACACCGCCCTGGTCAACCGGGTGATGGCCGGCGAGGAGCTCACGCCACGCCAGCTGCTCGAGCACGACGGCAGTCGCAGCGCCGCCGAGCTGGCGGAGCGCGCCGGCCGGGAGGCGGCACAGCAGCAGGCGGAGGCCGCGGGCCTGCCGGATCGCATGAACGCCGACCAGGGGCTGCGCAGCCTGCGGGCGGCATTGGGGAGGGGCTGACCATGGGTGCACTGGCACAACCGACATCGAACGAGATCAAGCGCGAGGGGCTCGCCGACGTCCGCCGCTCAGGCCGCACCGCCCGGCAGCAGCTCAAGATCCTGCACACGCTGTTCTGGCATGCGGTGGGCGAGGGGGCCACTCGGCAGCAGCTCGCCGAGGCGCTGGAGATCCCGCTTTCGAGCATCTGCGGGCGCTGCTCCGAGCTGCTCGACCTGGATCTGATCGAGCCGATCGGTACCCAGGGCAAGCCGGCCCGGCAGGTGCTGGCGATCAGTGACAAGGGCAGCGCGTGGCTGGTGGCGCAGGAGCATGCGCAGGCAGAGGAGGTGGGGCCGTGATCTCAATGGATCTCTTTGGTGGGCTTCCTGAGCATCGGCAGATCCTGCTCTCCTACGGCGGCGGCAAGGACAGCACGGCCATGATCGCCATGGATCTCAACCGTGATGCAGCCGCAAGCTACCTCGGCATCACCAGGGAGGTGCTCGACAAGGCCCTGCCAGTCTTCGACCGCGCTGTGTTCAGCGATCCCGGCGCCGAGTTCGGCGTCACCTACCAGACCATCGACCGCGTCAAGCTCGAACTCGGCGCCCGCCTGGTCATCACCCGGCGGGAGGGCGAGACGATCGCCGAGTGGTGCCACCGCCTGGGCATCGTCCCGATCATGCCCGGCGGCGCCCACGTCTGCTCCAAGAAGTTCAAGGGAGACGTCCTGGCGGCCTGGGCCAAGGCCCAGGGTATCACCGAGCCCGTCTGGCTGATCGGAATCGAGGCCAACGAAGGCCGTCGGGCTAAGCGCTTCACGCCACCAGCTGGCGATACCGCTGAGTACCGTTACCCGCTGATCGATCTCGGCCTGACCCGGGAGGATATTGACGGCCTCCTGGTGCACCTGGGCTGGCCCAACGTCCACAAGTCCAGCTGTACGTTCTGCCCCTACATGGCCGAGTGGGAACTCCGCGACATGTACTGGAACCACCCCGAGGAGTGGGCACAGGTCGCCGAGATCGAACGCCGCTTCAAAGAGGTGTCCCGGCTGAAGCACCAGGCATGGATCGATGCCGGCGAGCCGCTCAATTCCGGCGGGAGAGCGCCACCTGGAATGTGGCGCAAGGACAGCTGGGCCGCGGGCGCCCGCCTTTTTGCCAAGACCATCAACGGACGTCGCTTATCGGTCCAGGAATGGGCGGAACGCTTCGAAAACCTGATAGCGAGGGAAGCCGCATGAAACCCATCGACATCGAGAACCTGATCCTGCTGAAGCTGAGCCGGGCGACACCCATGACGATCGCTAAGCTGCAGCGACTGCTGAAACCAGCCCAGGGCAAGGGGCCGATCTGGCGCCAGGTGGCTAACGCGGTGTATCGCCTGGAGCGCCAGGGGCTGGTGCACATCGTGGGGGACGAGCTTGCCGGCGACGTGTCGCTGCCGATCTTCGGGCTGTCGCAGGCCGGCAAGCTGGAGGCACAGCGGGTGGCCTCGCTTCGCCCGGGAGCGCTGGCGGTGCCGCAGGCGGAAGGGGAGGCGGGTCATGCGTGAGTGTGCTTCTCCGAACTGCCATGGGCTGGCTGCCCACCCAAGTCGCCTGTGCTGGTGCTGCCGCTGCCGACGTGAAGCCCAATTCGCCGCCGAGGATGCGTTGGGGGATGCGATGGCGCGCCGTCGCGGCCTGGGGGCGAGCTCCACCGCCTGTGATGAACAGCTGGCCCCAGGCTTCGATGACCCGGATGCGCCGGTTGACGACGGCCTGACTGAGGCAGGAAGGCGCATCGCGAAAGCCTGGGGAATCGAGAATTATCATCTGGCCAGCTTCCCGGTGGACGATCCGGCCCAGGGCCGCAAATTCGACCATGACAAGCCGCGCTTCGACCTGCTGGTGGAGGGCATGCCCCGCGCGCTGGAGGAGGTCGCCATGGTGCTGACCTTCGGCAGCCAGAAGTACGCCGACCACAACTGGCAGCACGTCGACCGGGCGGCCCAGCGCTACCTGGCCGCGGGCATGCGCCACGAGCTGGCGCTAGCCACCGGTGAGACCCACGACCCGGAGACCGGCGCCCACCACCTGGCGCACAAGCTGTGCTGCGATCTGTTCCGGCTCGAGCTGGCGCTGCGGGACGAGGAGGTGACATGCAGATGACCACCACCGCACCCCTTCGTCGACCCAGCACCCGGCTGTGCCCGGGCTGCGATCGCCACCGGCCCCACGGCCACTTCTCCGAGGCGGTGATCCTCGACAAAGACCCGCAACGCTGGCGCCGGGTGGAGCACGACGTGTGTCGCGCTTGCCGTGCCGGATCCGTCGCGGCACCGGGGAGGGCGATGCGATGACCTTCCTTCTGGATGCCTTCCTGGTGCTGCTGTGCTTCGGCCTGGTGGTGGCTCTGCTGGTGCTGGATATGGTGATGACGCTGCAAGAGGAGATCCGCCGTGACGACTGAGACCAAGGGCGGCGGCATCGCTCGCCAGGCGGCGATGCTGTGCGAGGAGCCGGCCTTCCGGCTCTACCTGGACCATCGGCGTCGGCAACGGTTGTCGCTGACTCGCCAGCAACTGCCGGACGGCACCCATACCGGTGAGGATGCCGCTGATGCGATCCGCCAGGCGTGCGGGGTGAACAGCCGGGCGCAACTGGACCACCTGCCCGAGGCGGCCAGCATGTTCGGCCGCATTGTGCGCGATTTCCACCGCTGGCGCGGGAGGGTGGGCCAATGATCGTCGAGCGTGCCGAGGAGCTGATCAATGAGCGCCGGTTCTGCGAGTGGCTGGACGCGACTCAGGCGCATGGCTCGGGCTGGCCGCACAACCGCACCTCGGCGCTGGCCTGGCTGCTGGAGGAGTGCGAGATCGACTGTCTGCGCAGCCTGCGGGTGGACCCGGAGGCTGCGGCAACCTACGAGCAGATCGAACGGCGCTTCGCCGCCTGGGACCGCAACGGGGAGCTGGAGGTATGAGCCTGCCGAGACGCAAGAAGGTGCCGACGCTGGCGCAGATCAAGCGCAACCCGCCCCCGGGAGCGAAGGGCTACCGGCGACCGGACGAGAAGGGCAAACGCAAACCAGGGCAGGGGAGGCGCTGATGGAGGTCTGGATGCCGTGGCCGCCGAGCACCAACCGCATCTGGCGCAACGTGGGCAAGCGCACGCTGCTGAGCAAGGAGGCTCGGCTGTTCCGCAATCGGGCCCGGGGCGAGCTGCTGGCGCAGGGTGCGGCCAACCGCCAGCTGGCGGGCCGTGTGGCGGTGGAGGTGGTGCTGTATCCCAAGAACGGCCGGGCCTTCGACATCGACAACAAGCTGAAGGCGCTGCTGGATGCGCTGACGTTCAGCCGGGTGTGGCTGGATGACGGGCAGGTGGACGAGATTCGGGTGGTGAGGGGGCCGCAGCAGGAGGAGGCGCGGGCCCGGGTGACGATCATGGAGATGGCAGGAGGCGAGCATGGGCATGGCACTGGCGAGGCTGACGGAGGCGGCGACGATGACGCGTGACGAGTGGCAGCGGGTGGCCAACCCGTGGCGGATCGTGGAGGCGGCCCAGGAGGACGAGGCGGCGCGGGATGCGGCGGTGGTGCGCATCATCGACACCTGCCTGGAGCTGCAGCTGGTGCGCCGGCATGACAGCGTGGGGTATCAGCCTTTCTCGGTGACGGGGAACATTCCGATGCCTGGCTCGGGCAAGGCGATCGACCAGGCGATGATGGCGGCGGAGAAGTATCGACCGGACAGCGAGTGGCATCAGGCGTGCGCGCGGCTGCTGGACTGGCTGCCCCGGCGACAGGCGGCGGCAATGATGCTGCAGGCGGCCCGGGTGCGCCCCGGGGTGGTGGGGGATTGCCAGTGGGCGGTGACAGCGCGGCAGATGGTGGAGCGCCAGGAGGTGCTGCTACGCAGCCTGGGGATGCGGGAGCATGTGACCCGGCCGTTCGAGAGCGTGAGAGCCCTGCAGGAATGCGCGGCCAGGGCGCGTGGTCGGCTGCGGGAGTGGTTGGCTGTCGGCGCGACACAAGATGTTGACGAAGTGAGGGGTTAGCGCTACCTTATGGAGTAGGCTGCTGGCGCTTCGCGCTGAAAGCCGCCCCTTCTCGACGCCCCGCCCGGTTCTGCCTGGCGGGGCGTCTTGCATACCGGCCCCTCGCTACCATCTGCGGTAAGGCGACCGTGGGGCCTGTAGCTGCCACCCTCAGGCGGCGTGCCTCATGCTTCGGCAGAAAGAAGCTTACGGCGGTGATGAGGGGTATCCCGCCAGCCACCACATACCCGCCAAGCCTCTGCCAGGGGATGGGAATGCCCGTCCGGCGGCACGCTTAAATCGTGCGGGTTTTTCAACACGGCGCCCGGACGAACCAATCGGAGATCCCGAACGGTTCGGCTCGGGCGTTCTTTATGCCGGCCTGCGGACTTGCCCCTCCGCCCTGGTAAGGGCCGGCACCCTTCACCCGGTGCGGGGTGATCCCTCGGCCACGGATGGCCACCTCTTTCGTGATGACGCCGCCACCTGGTGTCCTTGCCCGCTCGGCGGGCTCTTTCTTCTGCCGGTGATGTCATGCCCCAGGTCTCTCGCCACTTCAAGCGCCGCGAATTCGCGTGTGCATGCGGCTGCGGCTTCGACACTATCGACTCCGAGACGCTGCGCATCCTGGAGGCGGTGCGGCAGCACTTCGGCGCCCCGGTGGTCGTGACCAGTGCCGCGCGCTGCCGCCAACACAACGCCGATGTGGGCGGGGCCAGCCGCAGCCAGCACATCTACGGCCGCGCGGCTGACATCAAGGTGACCGGACACCCGGCGGCGATCGTCGCTGATTTCATCGAGGAGCAGTTCCCGTGGGCTAGTGTGGGCCGCTACCTGACGTTCACCCATGTAGATACCCGCACTCACGGGCCAGCTCGCTGGGGGCGCAATGCTTGACCCTAAGGATCCGGTGGATGTGTGGCAGCTGGTCTTCGAGCAGACGCCGGCGGTGCTGCGCTGGGTGCTGGGGGTGCTGACCATGGGCATCTTCACGCTGGCGGGCGTGCTTTACCGCTGGCACCGGGACGACCTCAAGGAAGTGCATGTGCGCATGGATCGCCTCGAGAAGCGCATGGAAGAGCGGCACGCCGAGACCAACCGGCTGCTCCTGCAGATCAGCAACAACACGAGAGGCAGATCATGAAGCGAATCATCTTCGCGCTGCTGGCGGCCCTGGCCGCCGCCGGCTGTGCCAGCATCGACTCACCGATGGATGACGGCTATCAGTTCGGCGACCTGACCGGCACTGTGCTGAGCCTGCAAGCCGAATACTGTGCCACCGCCGACCCGCGTGAGCGCGCCTTTCGCCTGGCGGCCCTGCGCGCTGCCGGTGTGCCTATTCCCCGCTCTGGTGCCTGTGCCGACATCCTCGCGCTGATGCCCGAGGTGGAGCTGGACATCGACACTGCCGAGACCGAGGCCGACCGGCGCCGTTTCGAGGAGATGCGCCATGCAGGTGGAGATCCCGCACCGGCTGCTGACGACCCGCGCGCCGAGTGATGCCCCAGCCCCCTGGGCCAGGCACGCCACTCGCTGGATGGTGGCATCTACCTGGGTGGTGATCGCGGACGGCAAGCGCTTCGAGATCCCGGTGGGCTTCGTGTTCGATGGCTCAAGCGTGCCGCGGCTGCTGTGGTGGCTTTGGCCGCCAGGCTATGCGCCGGCATGGGAGGCGGCGTGCTTCCACGACTGGTGCTATGCGTTCGGCTATCGCCGGGTGAGCAAGCGCTTCGCGGACGACGCCTTCCGCTCGATCATGCTCAGACAGGGGGCCAGGCCGTGGATCGCCCGCATCTTCCACGCCGCTGTATCACGGTTTGGGCGCGGCGGTTGGTAGCCCGCTGGTACCTGCGCGCCTTGGTGCTGCAGTACCTGCTGGCGCTGTGGTGGCACACCCGGAGGAAAAACCATGACCGCAAGAGAGCGCACCGCTGACACCATGCGGCGCAGTGCCGGCGGCGCTGGTGTCGGCCTGCCGGTGGTGCTGCACTGGCTGGCGCAGCAGGCCGGCATCGAGCTGCCGATGGACGTGGCCCTGGCCATGGCCGGCATGATCGGGCTGGCGCTTGGCAAGCTGCAGGACTGACCCATGCCCACCTGGATGCTCGCCGACCTGCCCGTGATCCCATGGTGCGGCGACCGCGAGGAGCTCACCGAGCAGGCGATCGAGCAGGTGGCCGAGGCCTGGCAGTTCGTCTGGGATGACGAGCGCAACCTGGTGATGCCGCACGACGACGACTGACCACTCCGCTGGGAGCCGAGGAGGTGATCCAGCATCTCCGGGCCGGGCGACGGAAACCCGGCACGCTGGCTACTCGCCGCGAGGCGATACGCCAGCCCTACATCGAGGTGATGGGATGCCACAGCGACCACCGCGGCCATGCCGCGCCCCAGGCTGCCCTGCCAAGACTACCGCGCGCCACGGCTTCTGCGACCAGCACGAACAGCAGGCCAGCGGCTGGCAACGACACCACCGAGGCAAGAGCAGCACTCAGCGAGGCTACGGCGCGCGCTGGCGCAAGCTGCGCGCCCTGGTCATGGAGCGTGACCGCTGGCTGTGTCAGCCCTGCCTGCAGCAGGGTATCGCCACCCCGGCGCACGCCGTTGACCACATCACCCCCAAGGCCCAGGGCGGCGACGACAGCCCCGGCAACCTCCGGGCGATCTGCCGGTCATGCCACCAGGCCAAGACCCAGCAGGAGGCCGCCCAGGCCCAGCACGGCGATGCCTGAGGGGGGAGGGGGTGGTCGGATCTCTACCAGCTGGCGCCGGAAAGACCGCCGCCGAAGTCAGTTTTTTATTCCCGCGGAATATGAAGTTCCAGGGGTTGCCGAGGAGGCCGCGCCATGGCAGGCACCAGCAAGAGCGGGCGCAAGCCGAAGCCCAGCCACCTGAAGGCGGTCCAGGGCAACCCCGGCAAGCGCGCCGTCAACCATGACGAGCCCCAGGGCGATGCGCTGACCGAAGCACCGCCGCCGCCGGCGTGGCTGGACGACAACGGCCGCGCCGCCTGGCTGCATCACGTCGAGTGGCTGGTGCGCACCAAGATCCTGACCCGCTCCGACCTCCACCTGTTCGAGACCTACTGCGACGCCTACGCCACCTGGCGCGCCGCGGTGGAGGACGTGGCCCGCAACGGCCTGACTGTGGAGACCGCCATGGGCGGCATCTCAAAGAACCCGGCGCTGACGGCCAAGAACGAGGCATTCCGCCAGATGACCGTGGCCGGCTCTGCCCTGGGCCTGACGCCTGCCGATCGCGCCCGCCTGGCCGTGCCCGGTGCCAAGGATGCCGACAACCCCTTCAAGGAACTGCTGGGCGGTAAACAGCGATGACACTCCATGGCCAGCTACCCCAACGTCAACAGCGCGAACAAGTACGCCCGCGACGTGGTGGGTGGCCGGGTACCCGCCTGCCGCTGGGTGAAGCTGGCCTGCAGGCGCCACCTCGATGACCTGAAGGCGGCCAAGGCCAAGAGCTACCCCTATCGGTTCGACCGCGACACCGCCGAGCGGGTCTGTGCCTTCATCCAGCTGCTGCCCCACACCAAGGGCAAGTGGGCCCGCGAGCGCAAGCTGATCGAGCTCGAGCCCTGGCAGCGCTTCCTGTTCGCGGTGCTGTTTGGCTGGGTGGCCAAGAGGACCGGCCTGCGGCGCTTCCGCGAGGCCTACATCGAGGTGCCGAGGAAGAACGGCAAGAGCGTGATCGCGGCCGGGGTGGCCAACTACATGCTCGCCGCGGATGGCGAGTACGGCGCCGAGGTCTACGGCGGCGCCACCACCGAGAAGCAGGCCTGGGAGGTGTTCCGCCCAGCCAAGTTGATGCTGACCAAGAGCCCCGCGCTGATCAGCGCCGCCGGCATCGAGGTGATGGCCAAGAACGTCAGCATCCCTGCGGATGGCAGCCGGCTCGAGCCGCTGATCGGCAACCCGGGGGATGGCTCCTCGCCGAGCTGCGCCCTGGTGGACGAGTTCCACGAGCACCAGACGCCTGACCTTTACGACACCATGCTCACCGGCATGGGTGCCCGCGACCAGCCGCTGATGTTCATCATCACCACCGCCGGCTTCAACCTCGCGGGGCCCTGCTACGACAAGCGCCGCCAGGCCCAGCAGGCGCTCGACGGCTCGGTGCCCAACCCCGAGTTGTTCGGGGCCATCTACACCATCGATGAGGGCGACGACTGGCAGGATCCGGCCACCCTGCGCAAGGCCAACCCGAACATGGGCGTCTCGGTCTCCGAGGAGTTCCTGGCCAAGGCGGAGCAGGACGCCATCCGCTACCCCAGCCGCCAGAACAGCTTCCTGACGAAGCACCTCAACCTGTGGGTCTCGGCGCGCACCGCCTGGCTGAACATGGCCGACTGGCATGCCGCCGGCGAGGAGGAGCTGGCGCTGGAGGCCTACGAGGGCCAGCCCTGCTGGGTCGGCGTGGACCTGGCCAGCAAGACCGACATCGCCGCCATCGCGCTGCTGTTCCGCGACGCCCAGGAGGATGGCAAAACCCGCTGGACCGCCTTCGTGCGCAGCTACCTGCCCGAGGGTGCCATCGAGCGGGCCAGCCATAACCGCGCCGCCTACGAGAGCTGGATCAACAGCGGCCACCTGATCACCACCGATGGCGAGGAGCTCGACTTCGACATCATCCGCGACGACCTGCTCGACCTGGCCGGCCGCTTCGAGATCGAGGAGATCGCCTACGACCCCTGGCGCGCCACCCAGCTGGCTCACCAGCTGATGAAAGACGGCGCCGAGATCGTCGAGTACCGCAACACCGTGCAGAACATGAGCCCGCCGATGCGGGAGATGGAGGCCGCCATCACCGCCGGCCGCTGGCGCCACGGCTGCGACCCGGTGCTGACCTGGATGGCCAGCAACGTGGTGGCCAAGGTCGACGCCAAGGAGAACCTCTATCCGCGCAAGGAGCGCGCGGAGAACAAGATCGACGGCATCGTCGCCATCCTCATGGCGCTGGGCCGGGCTCTCACTCTCGAGAACCAGGAGGACGACCTCCTGGCCTCGCTATCCGACGACGACATCCTGGTGATGTGAATGCGCCACTACCTGATCGACACCCTGGGCACGGCCGGCTTCGGGGCGCTGACCTATGGGCTGTACCTGCGTTACGGCCTGGCGGATGCGCTCATCGCCGGCGGCGGCCTGCTGCTGGTGCTGGCGCTGCTCGCTGCCCGGGCCGCCAAGCGCACCGCCGCGAAAGGAGCCAAGGCATGATCCTCGACAGCCTGTTCTCGCCGCCGGCCCAGCGCAACATCGAGAACCCTGACACCCCGCTGACCGGGCAGAACCTCGCCGAGTACCTCGACAGCGACATCGGCATCCAGGTCGACAACCAGTCGGCGATGACGCTCTCCGCCGTGTATGCCTGCATCTACGTGCTATCCGCCTCGGTGGCCCAGCTGCCGCTGCACGTGATGCGCAAGCAGGGCAACACCATCGAGGCCGCCAAGGACCACCCCGCCTACTGGCTGCTGCATGACGAGCCCAACCTCTGGCAGACCAGCTACAAGTGGCGCGAGACCAAGCAGGCCCACGTGCTCGGCTGGGGCAACGGCTACACCCAGGTGAAGCGCAACGCCCGCGGCGAGCTGCGCGAGCTGGTGATGCGTCGCCCCTGGGAGACCCAGCTGGTCAAGAACGGCAACCGCTACCTCTACGCCGTGGTGGACGAGGACGGCAGCCGCGCCGTGCAGCTGGAGGACATGATCCACGTGCGCGCCCTGGGCAGCGACGGCCGCACCGGCAAGAGCCTGGTTCGCCAGCACGCCGAGACCATCGGCCTGGGCCTCGCCGCCCAGCGCTACGGCAAGGACTTCTTCACCGGCGGCGGCCGTCCCACCGGGCTGGTCAGCGTGAAGAACACCCTGCAGAAGGACAGCTGGGAGCGCCTCAAGAAGGCCTGGGACACCGCCGTCTCGCGGCTCAAGACCAGCGAGAACAAGACCCTGATGCTGCCGGCGGATCTCGACTACAAGAGCATCACGATCCCGCCGGAAGACGCCCAGTTCCTCGAGACGCGCAAGCTCAACCGCTCCGAGATCGCCGGCATCTTCAACGTGCCTTCGCACATGATCAACGACTTGGAGAGGGCGACTTTCTCGAACATCAGCGAGCAGGCCATCCAGTTCGTGCGCCACACCATGATGCCGTGGATCGTCAACTGGGAGCAGGAGCTCAACCGGCGCATCTTCACCCGCGCCGAGCGCGCCGCCGGCTACTACTGCAAGTTCAACCTCGCCGGGCTGCTGCGCGGCACCGCCAAGGAGCGCGCCGAGTTCTACCACGCCGCCATCACCGACGGCTGGATGGACCGCAACGAGGCCCGCCTGCTTGAGGACATGAACCCCCGCGACGGCCTCGACCAGATGCTGGTCAGCGTCAACGCCCAGCCGGCCGACCAGCTCGGCCAGCCCGACAACCCCCAGGAGTGACCTCATGAGCGAGACCGAGAAGCGCGCGCTGGCCTGTGAGGTCCGCGCCGAGACGGACGACGACGGCCGCCCGGTGCGCATCGTCGGCCATGGCGCCGTGTTCAACCGCCGCAGCGAGATGATCATGGGCATGTTCAAGGAGGAGATCGCCCCCGGCGCCTTCGACGACGTGCTCACCGACGATGTGCGCGCGCTGTTCAACCACGACCCCAACTTCGTCCTCGGCCGCACCACCAGCGGCACCCTCGAGCTCAGCATCGACGCCGAAGGCCTGCGCTACGACATCGACCCGCCCGACACCCAGACAGTGCGCGACCAGGTGCTGGCGCCCCTGCAGCGGGGCGACATCACCGGCAGCTCCTTCGCCTTCCGCGTCGCCCCCGATGGCGACGAATGGCGCGAGGAGCCCGACGGCCTGATCGTGCGCACCATCACGCGCTTCAGCCGCCTGCTCGATGTCTCGCCGGTCACCTACCCGGCCTACCCGGATGCGGGCGCCGCCGCGCGCTCACTCCAAGCCCGCTGTGACGAGATCAAGGGTCTCGCCCAGCGTGCCGTCAACCAGCGCCGCGCCCGCGAGCGCTTCCTTGAGCTGATCCAAGCCTGATCACCCTCACCAACGCCCAGGAGGGCACCATGAAACTGCACGAACTCAAGCAGCGATACAGCGCCATCGCCAAGGACATGCGGGCGCTGCACGACTCCATCGGCGAAGCCGAGTGGTCCGACGAACAGCGCGACCAGTGGAAGCGCATGAAGCACGACCTGGACGGCCTGAACGCCCAGATTGAGCGCGAAGAGCAGCTGCGCGACGCCGACCAGCGCTTCGTCGAGGAACACGAGGAGGAGCACCGCGCCGTCGCCGGCGAGGAAGAGCGTGGCGGCCCCAGCCTGGACGAGCAGCGCGCCGCCGCCTTCGACGGCTTCCTGCGCCAGGGCATGGGCGAGCTCTCCGCTGAGCAGCGCCAGGTGCTGCGCGAGATGCGCGCCCAGAGCACCGACACCGACTCCGCCGGCGGCTACACCGTGCCCACCGAGATGCTCAACCGCATCTACGAGAGCATGGCCGACTACGGTGGCCTGGCCAGCGTGGCGCAGATCCTCACTACCGACACCGGCCACAGCCTGGAATGGCCCACCTCCGACGGCACCGCCGAGGAGGGCGAGCTGCTTGCCGAGAACGGCCAGGCCACCGAGGGCGATGTGACCTTCGGCATCAAGAACCTGGGTGCCAAGAAGCTCAGCTCCAAGGTGATCCGTGTCTCCAACGAGCTGCTCAACGACAGCGGCATCGACATCCAGGGCTTCCTGGCCAGCCGCATCGGCCAGCGCCTGGGCCGCGGTGAAGCCAAGTACCTGGTGCAGGGCACCGGCACCGGCACCCCGGAGCAGCCCACCGGCCTGCAGACCGCGGTGACCAACGTCACCACCGCGGCCAGCTCCAGCGAGTTCACCTGGCAGGAGGTGAACGCCCTGATCCACAGCCTCGACCCGGCCTACCGCCGCGCCGCGGGCTTCCGCCTCGGCTTCAACGACAACACCCTGCAGCTGCTTACCGAGATGGAAGACCTCAACGGCCGCCCGCTGTGGCTGCCCGAGGTGCGCGGCGCGGCTCCGGCCACCGTGCTCAGCGTGCCGTACTTCATCGACGCCGGCATCGCCGACCTGGGCGTGGATGCCAAGTTCATGTACGCCGGCGACTTCCAGCAGTTCGTGGTGCGCCGGGTGCGCTACATGGTGCTGAAGCGTCTGGTGGAGCGCTATGCCGACTACGACCAGACCGGCTTCCTGGCCTTCCACCGCTTCGACTGCGTGTTGCAGGACGCCGCGGCCATCAAGGCCCTGGGCGGCGCCGCCACCTGATCCGGCGACCTGAGTCGATGACGAACCGCCGGCCCCGCCCTCGGGTGGGGCCGGCCTCACTGAGGCAGCACCATGCTCGAGCTCGAGATCATCAGGCAGCAGTGCCGCCTGGAGCCGGACGACACCGACGAGGACGCGCTGCTCGAGACCTACGCCACCGCCGCCCAGCGGCTGGTGGAGAACCAGACGGGCCGCACGCTCTACGCCACCGAGGGCGAGATCCCGGTGGACGCGGAGACCGGCGAGCCCACCGACGAGCACGCCCTGGTGCTGGATGACGACCTGACCACCGCGATGCTGCTGCTCATCGGCCACTGGTTCGAGAACCGCGAGGCTGTGGTGATCGGCACCATCACCAGCGAATTGCCCCTGGCGGTGGAGGCGCTGATCGCCCCCTATCGCCACTACCAGATCTACTGAGGAGGCCGCCATGGCCAAGCAAGCCCCCGAGACCGATAAGCGCGAGGCGGCCGCCCCGGCCGAGACCGCCACTGCTGGCCAGGCCGAGACCGCCTCCGCCGCACCCAAGGCCGACAAGGCCACCCCCAAGCCCCGCACCAACCCGGCCATCAAGGGCCGGATGGTCGAGGCCAAGCTGCGCGCCCGGCACTGCCGCGGCGGCATCTGCAAGGAGAAGGGCCAGACCATGCGCATGACCGCCGGCGAGTACGAGCGCCTGAAGCGCCACGGCAGGGTGGAGTGATGGAGGCCGACCCGCTCGAGCGCCTGATCGCCGCGCTGCACGACCAGACCGCCGCCATGCGCGAGCTCGCCGAGAGCAATCGCGCCGTGGTGGATCTCGTCATCGCCCAGCAGGCCGAGGAGGAGGACGACGCGCCTGCGCCGCGCACCTTCCTCGACGGCACCCCGATGGATACCTGACCGGAGACTGACCCATGGCACAAGCCACCGTACTGGCCGCCGGCACCACCGCGGCCACCTCCACCGACATCGTGGTCGCCGCCGGCGAAAGCGTGACCGTTGGCATCTTCTCCGCTGCCGCCGCCCCGGTGCCGGCTGGCGCCGGCTTCACCGTGGCCCAGGACACCCCCGGAGCCGACAACATCGTCGCCCGCCTCGGCCAGCAGCAGCGCGCCACCGTGCTCGCCGGCCCCGGCACCTACCGGGTGAGCCGCCAGGCCTACACCGGCGAGGCCTTCGGCGTGTTCACGGAGACCTGACATGGCCGTGACCCGTAAACCGACCCGCAAGGTGGCCACGCGCCCCACGCGGCGGCCCAACCAGCTGCCGCGCAAGGGCGGCAGCCCGCCGGCGGTGCTGGCCCAGCCCACCAACCTCCAGGTTGAGGAGGTCTGATGCAGATCGGCAAGCTGCGCCACCGCGTGCGCCTGGAGCGCCCCGGCCGCACCCAGGATCCCAACACCGGCGAGATGGTCGACGGCTGGGAGCTGGTGGCCACCGTGTGGGCCAGCGTCGAGCCGCTCAGCGCCCGGGAGTTCATTGCCGCTCAGGCCGGGCAGAGCGAGGTCACCGCGCGCATCGTGCTCCGCCACCGCGAGGGCATCACCGCCGGCATGCGTGCGGTGCACCGCGGCAAACCGTATGACATCCAGGGCGTGCTGCCGGACCCCAAGAGCGGCCGCCACTACATCACCCTGCCCGTATCGGAGGGCGTGAACGATGGCAGCTGACAACCAACGGCCATTCCCACCGGAGTCACCCAAGACACGCCCGCTGGTGCTGCGCCGCGACAACTGGGGGCAGGTCGCCCTGCACGACGCCGAGACCGGCGAGATGCTCGCCGGCCAGGCCGAGGTAACGGTGCGGCAACTGCCGAGCGAGTGCACCGAGGTGACGGTCAGGTTCCACGCCCAGGGCGGGCAAGGCGTCAAGATCCAGGTGGACGATGGCGACTGACACCCTCGGCGGCGAGATCCAGGGCCTAGAGGAGGTGCTGGGCAAGCTCAAGGCGCTGGAGCAGCTGCCGCGCCAGAAGGCCACCCGCTTCGCGCTGCGCAAGGCCGCCAACCTGGTGCGCGATGCCGCCAAGGCCAACGCCGAACGGCTGGATGATCCCAAGACCAGCGAGAACATCGCGGCGAATATCCGCGTCGGGCTCGACAAGAAGCGCTATCGCCAGGAGGGCGAGATCAAGATGCGCGTCGGCGTGGCCGGCGGTGCCAAGGGCTTCGCCGCCGCGGTGGGTGAGCTGCGCGGGGCCGGCAAGGGCAACCCCGGGGGCGACACCTTCTACTGGCGCTTCCTGGAGTTCGGCACCTCGAAGATGGCCGCCCAGCCATTCATGCGCCCGGCCCTGGAGAGCAACACCGGCGCCGCTACCGGCGAGTTCGTGACCCACTTCGAGAAGGCCGTGACCCGAGCCATTCGCCGCGCCAACCGCGCCAAGGCCAAGAGGTAGCCGATGCATCCGCCCATCTTCCCGATCTGCGCCGCCGACCCCGCGGTGCAGGCCCAGCTCGGCACCCTGCCCACCCGGCTGTATGCCTGGGCCGAGGCGCCGCAGGAGGGCGCCACGCCCTACGCCGTGTGGCAGGTGATCACCGGCGCCCCCGAGAACCACCTGGGCGATGCGCCGGACGTGGACCGCTTCACGGTTCAGGTGGACGCCTACGCCCGCACCGGCGCCGAGGTGCTGGCCTTGGCCGAGGCGCTGCGCGATGCCATCGAGCCCCACGCCTACATCGTGCGCTGGGGCGACCAGACCACTGACCCCGACACCGGCCTGCGCCGGTACAGCTTCGACGTGAGCTGGCACGTGCTAAGGTAATGACAATGCCGGCCAGTGCTCTAACACTGGCCGGCATCTAACCAAAATCGTTGCGAGGTAACGATAATGGCTCATGGGATTGTACGTCGAACGTTTCACGGGTGCGAAGTTCTCGCCAGTGAAAAGGATCGCTCTTTGTTGATGGGCGACGGCTGGTATGTCAGCCAATATGGATACCTGGTGAGAAGGGTGCGAGGCGCTCGTCGTGATGAAAACAAGGAGTTCTTTCACCGCGTTGTGGCTGGTGCGGGTCCTTCCGAACAGGTCGATCATATCAATGGCGACAAGCTTGATAACCGAAGAGAGAATCTTCGGATATGCAGCCATGCTGACAACATGAAGAACAGAAAGACTCACAGAAATAACGGGAGTGGATTTAAAGGCGTCTACCCGGACAGAAACAAGTGGCGTGCCAAGATCACAGTGAACGGCAAAGTCCATCGGCTTGGTACGTTTGAAACTCCCGCTGAAGCTCATGGAGCTTATTGCCGCGCTGCCAAAGAGTTTCACAAGGATTACGCGCGACTAAGTTAGCGCCAGAAACACCCTCCAATGACCGCCTCCGGGCGGTTTTTTATTGCCCGCAAGTAGGAGCCACACCCCATGAGTAAGCTCGCTCAAGGTACCCACATCTTCTTCCTGGACCCGAACGATGGGTCGCCTGTCGTCACCCAGCTCAAGGGCGTGACCGACTTCAACCCCGGCGGCGCCCCGGCCAACCAGATCCCGGAAACCACCCTGGAAGACCTGGTGTATGAGAAATCGCGCGCCGGCCTGCGCGTGCCGGGCGCTGCCAGCATGACCATCAACACCGACGAGGTGACCAGCGGGCACTACCGCGTGTTCGAGCTCAGCGAGATGCCGCAGTCGCCCAACGTGTGGTGGGCGGTGGGCTGGAGCAACGGCACCGAGGCCCCGCGCACCGGGGGCAGCGTGGGCGAGGTCAGCGTCGATTCCGGCGGCTCCGGCTACACCGAGGTCACCGTGACCTTCTCAGCGCCTGACGACCCCGCCGGCACCCCGGCCGCGGCCACCGCCGTGGTCAGCGGTGGTGAGATCGTCAGCATCACCGTGACCGAGCCCGGCTCCGGCTACGACACCGCGCCCACCGTCACCATCAGCGACTCCGGCTCCGGTACCGGCGGCACGGCCACCGCCACCCTGGGCGATACCGTGTTCGTGCTGCCGGACTCCCGCACCTGGCTGCTGTTCGAGGGCTATGTCGCAGATTTCCCGTTCAACTTCGCCACCGACAGCATCGTCAACACCGATGTGCGCGTGCAGCGCTCCGGCGGCCTTAATTGGAAGAAGAAGGCGTAACCCATGGCCGATCTATCGCTCGACACCCTCCGCACCCAGGGCGCCTTCACCGGCGCCCCGGTCAAGAGGGAGGTGCGCTGGCGGGTCGACGACGAGGAGTACACCGCCACCGTGCACGTGCGCCGGCTCAGCTACCAGGCGGCGCTGTACGACGCCCAGGCCGCCAGCGGCCAGGTGGACAGCATCGCCGGGCGTATCGCGGCCAGCATCTGCGATGCCCAGGGCAAGGCCGTGTTCACGCCGCAGGACATCACCGGCGAGGCCGACCCGGAGCGCGGCGCTCTGCACCGTAACCTGACGCTCGCCCTGCTGGCGGTGATCGGCGAGGTGAATGGCCTGGGAAAGAAGCGGAGCCGCTCAGCGAAGGGGAAGAGCTCTGGCACGAGCTCGTCCTCAACGGCATCGGCGGGCGCACTATCGCGGAAGCGCAAGCGCGCCTGAGCTACGCCGAGTATCACCGCTGGGCGGCGTATCGCCGCAAGCGCGGCACCCTGCACCCCGGTCTGCGTGGTGACCGTGCCACCGGCCTGCTCGCCATGCTCTACATCAACGCCCACAAGAAGAAGGGCGCCCAGCCGACCACGCTCTGGGATCTGCTGCCCTTCGAGGAAGAGCCTCCCATCTCGATGGAAGAGGCGATGAAGACCTGGCACTGATCCTCCACAGGAGACCCCATGGCCACCAATAGCCTCGGCCAGCTGACGCTCGATCTCGTCGCCAAGACGGGCTCATTCGTGGCCGGCATGAACAAGAGCCAGCGCAGCGCCGCCAAGTGGCGCAAGGGCGTGGAGCGCGACCTCAAACGCGTGGGCACCGCCTTTGCCGCCCTGGGCGTGGCCGCCGGCGGGGCCCTGGCCGGCGCGGTGGTGCAAACCGCCAACCAGGCCCGCGAGCTGCAGAACCTGGCGCGCCTGAGCGACACCAGCACCCAGCAGTTCCAGAAGATGGCCTACGGTGCCGGACGCTTCGGCATCGAGCAGGACAAGCTCGCCGACATCCTCAAGGACACCAACGACCGCGTGGGCGACTTCATCGCCACCGGCGGCGGGCCGATGGCCGACTTCTTCGAGAACATCGCCCCGCAGGTCGGCGTCACCGCCGACGAGTTCGCCCGGCTCTCCGGCCCCGAGGCGCTGCAGCTCTACGTCAGCAGCCTGGAGGCGGCCGGCCTCAGCCAGAAGGACATGACCTTCTACATGGAGGCCATCGCCAGTGACGCCACCGCGCTGATCCCGCTGCTGGCCAACAACGGCGAGGAGATGCGCCGCCTGGGCGACGAGGCCGAGCGCACCGGCAACGTGTTCAGCGAGCTGGAGATGGACCAGCTCGAGGCCATCAAGACCAGCATGGACGAGCTCACCGGCGCCGCCACCGGCATGAAGAACGAGATGGTGCTCGAGGCCTTGCCGGCTATCGAGGAGTTCAGCGAGCTGCTGAAAGACCCGCAGACGTTGGAGAGCGCCCGCGCCCTCGGCGAGGCGATCGTCACCGCCATGGGCTGGGCCGCCTCGGCAATCCGCGAAACGGTGGGTGCCGCCCAGGCGCTGGGGCGTGAGTTGGGCGTGATCGCCGCGGGTATCGGCGGGCTCGAGCTGGAGGAGCAGAAGCGGCGCATTCTCAGCGCGCTGGATGACCCCGGAGAACGGCTGCGCTTCTTCGGCCCGGATGGGCTGGTGACCTACTACAGCGAGGACGAGCTGCGCGCCGAGCTGGCGCGGATTAACCAGCAAATCGAGCAGAACGCCGCCCGCTACACGTTCGACATCGAGGGCGGCGCCGACCCCGGCGATGGTCGCTCGATCATGGAGGTATTCCTGGGCGAGGGGCTGGAGCTGGCCGACAAGGGCTTCGCCCGCGTGGGGGCCGCCGCCGATGCCGCCGCCGAGGCGTTGGAGGGGTTCTCGCCCAGCCAGTCGGAAGAGGTGGATCGCATCCTCGAGGCCGCCGGCCCCGGGGCGACCATCGACGCCGAGGGCCAGATCCGCGACGCCTGGGGCAACACCCTGCCCACCCTGCAGCGGCAGCTGGATGCCGAGCTCAAGCGTCAGGTCGACGCCTTCAAGACCGACCAGAACCTCGCCGCCGGGCTCGAGGCCGCCGCCCAGGCCTTCATCGACGGTGCCAGCGAGGCAGCCAAGGCCGCCTGGGCCAGCGTGGTGCCCCAGGCCGCCGGCGAGGTGGTGGATGGCGTGCTGCCCACCGGTGACCAGGGTAGCGCCCCGATCCGCTGGAGCGATGGCGTGGCCAAGGTAAGCGAGGCCGCGGGGCAGGTGGGTGGCGAGACGGCCGCCCCCACCGGTGGCCGCGACCTCGGCACACTGCACCTTGTGAACGACAAGGGCGAGCGTCTGGACGTGTTAGCCAATCCTGATGCCGCCGAATCCTGGCTCGCCGACGTGCTCTCCGGCGCCGCGGCCGGCAGCCCCTCGAGGTGACCATGGGCTGGACACGCGACAAGACCGAGCACGCCCGCCGCCTGGCGATCTGCGCCGAGTGCCCGCACGCGGTGCTGACCGTGGCCGGCGCCTGCGGCACCTGCCGCACGCCGCGGCTGATCAAGGCCGCCAAGACCGATGCCGACCTGGCCTGCCGCAAGCCCGGCTGCGGCGGCGAGATCCAGGGCAAGGAGATCCCCCGCTGTGGCGCCTGCGGCTGCCCGCTGGCCACCCGCGTCTATGCCACCTGCCCCAAGGGCAAGTGGTAGCCTCTTAGCTCGCTTAGGAAACCTGGGCTATCCTGACCAGCCACACCGCGTTTCACACGAACAAGGAGGTCAGGATGCGGATCATCGCGTTATCACTCTTGCTGGCGCTGCCCCTGGCGGCGGGCGCCCAGGTCAAATGCCCGGACGGTTCCTATCGGCAGAGCTGCCCGGGCGGCGGCGGCCAGGCGATCAGCGGGGGCAACGTCTCCACCTACGATGGCCCCGCGCAGCAGTCGCTGCCGCCGCTGCAATTCAACTCCGGGGGCAGCCAGGAATCGCGCCGCTACCGCAGCGCCGGCGAGGCGACTCGCAGCGGACAGGCCCTGGAGGGGCCGCGCTCGGTGCGCGAGCGGGCGGACTCCGCCGGGCTCACCCGCAACCAGCTGGTGCGCGCCCGCAACCGCGGCAACCTGCTGGTGGGCATGAGCCGTAAGGACGTGGACCACATCATGGGCCCGCCGGATGACGTGAACACCTACGTCAACTCCGGCCGGCGCTGCGACAACCTGTGGTACCGCGACCGTGAGCGCGGCTGGCACACCCGCATCACCATGTGCGGGGGCAAGCTGACCAGCTACGGCGCCGACAGCCGCTGACCCCAACCGCAAGACACCCCAGGCCCCGCCAGCGTGCGGGGCCTCGTCATTCTGGGCCCGCCATTGTGCGGGCTTTTTGCTGCCTGGAGGCCTCGCGCCCATGTCTGACTGGAAGCTGTACACCGACGCCGCGCTGACCACCGAGTTCAACGGCACCCTGACCACGGTGCACAAGACCGATTTCTCCGATAACCCGCAGGACTTCGTTCTCTACTTCGGCAACGTGGCGGGCGACCCGGGCGACAACCAGGTGCTCGAGCTGGTGGAGAGCACCGCGCCGGGCACCAACTACCTGGCGCTCTCCATCGTGGATGCCAGCCCCGGCAGCGGCCACGAGGCCAGCGAGATCACCCTGGCCAAGACGGCGGCGGGGCTGGATACCGCCACCGCTGGCGCCTCGCTGGACCTCGGCGAGGACGACGCCTCCATCGGTGTGATCCGCCTGCTCTCCGGGGTGAGCGCGGCGCAGGAGGTGCACATCCGCATCGAGAACGCTGTGGGCCAGGAGGGCACCAGCACCGAGCTCTCCTCGGCCATGGTCGAGGTCATCAGCCGCACCGCTTCCACCGCATAAGGGGCGCCCATGGCACTGGCACAGCCCACCGGGCTCCAAGTCCAGACGCTGCAGGAGCCGCTGATCACCTTCGAGCAGCAGGTCGAGGAGGTGATCCCCGCGCGCACCCTGATCACCTTCAACCAGGTGGTCGACGACAGCGCGACCCTGGTGCCCGCGCGCGAGCTGATCGGCTTCACCCAGGTGGTGGACGACAGCGCCGAGATCATCCCCGCCCGGGAGCTGATCACGTTCCAGCAGGTGGTGGATGACGACGCCGAGCTGATCCCGGCCCGCACGCTGATCACCTTCGAGCAGCGCGTGCGCGAGCTGACGGTGATCCCCGCACGCACCCTGATCACCTTCCGCCAGCAGGTGGAGGAGGTGATCCCGGCGCGCACGCTGATCCGCTTCCGCCAGGCGGTGCGCGGCCCCGGCGCCACCCAGCCGCTGCGCATCTACCTGGATGGCCAGGACATCACCGGGCGCTGCCTGCACAGCCGCGTGACGATCAACGCCGGCGAGGGCGACAACCGCACGGCCGAGCTCAGCTACCTGCCGCCCCAGGGCGTGATCGACGTGCCCAGCTTCCAGGGCCGGGTGATCGAGATCACCCGCGAGCAGGGCGGCCAGGTGGTGGCGCTGTTCAGCGGCGTGGTAGACGAGCCCGTCTACCAGCTCGACCAGCCCCGCAACATCCGCCTGCGCTGTAGCGACCTGCGATCCGAGCGCCTGGGCCGCGAGCCGCAATCGCGCCTGCAAACGCTGACGGGCGGGCTCTACTCGCCCATCGTGCAGCGTGAGGACGCCACGGGAGAGGAGTGGGTGCGCGAGCTGATGCGTGGCGTCTCCGGCTCGCTGGACTACACCGGCAGCGGCGCCCTGCGCTACTCGCCCTGGGGCACCGGCACGCCGGCCCACAGCCTGCAGGCCGGGCAGATCCACTACCTCAGCAACAGCCTGCAATTCAGCAAGCGCGACCAGATCGTCAACCGCATCACCGCGCGGCTGGAGTACCGGTATTATCAGCGGAATACGTTTACTCACACCGTTGACCTGGAGATGGATCGCGCCGAGAGCGGCGTAGGCGGCACCATCGGCGTGCTGCCGGCACCGGGTCACACCATCCCGACGAAAGACGCGTTGCTCTCTGCCATCGAGAGCGTGTCCGGATGGCGTCCGATGGAGGTCGCGTTCAAGCCCATCGCGGCGGACGGCTGGTACAAGTACAGCGCCGCCGACACCAACAAGACCGCCTGGACCGTTAACCCAGTGGTCCGCGAGTTGCGGGCCATGGGCGTGGACGCCTCGCTTGAGCGCTACATCAGCCAGCCAAAGCGCGAGACCTACGAGCTGACCATCGAGGCGCCGCAGTCCATCGCGCAGTACGGCGAGATCGACGGGCGCGAGCTACGGGTATCCGCCGAGACCCGCGTCGACCCCGCGGTGTTCGAGGAGCGCGGCTGCGTCATCACCGCCGACCCCGACGACCGCCGCGCCGATGTCAACCTGGCGCTGCAGGTGCTCCAGCGCATCGCCGCCAAGGAGATCCGCGGCGCCCACCGGCAGAACCAGGTCAACCTGCGCTACAAGCCCAAGACCGGCCGCCCCGGCCATCAGGAGTGGCTGCCCCTGGAGATCGGCCAGACCGTGAGCGTCACCACCCCCGAGATGGACGTGACCGGCCAGGTGACCGCCTTCCAGCACGTCGAGAGCAGCGGCGACCGCTGGACGGATTTCAGCCTCGCGATCAGCCAGGTTAACTCGGCCATCAGCGTCACCGAGGACTGGTCGCTCCCGGCCCCGCCGGCCACCTACAAGCTCAGCGAACTCGCCCAGCCCACCATGACCCCCGACTGCCCGCTGCCGGTTGACGAGCAGCAGGTGCAGGGTGTCAGCCGCATCGAGCCCGACGGCACCGTCTATGTCGTCGCCCCCGCGATTGGCCGCGGCCAGGTCGACGAGATCATCGGCACGCGGACGCACACCTACAACGTCGACATCCCGAAAGACCTATTCCAAGTGGAGGTGCCCTGACATGGCGCGTCGTGTTTCATGGACCAATAACAGCAGCGGCCACCTCGGGACGCGCATCTATCGCGCCCCGACGCTTGACCCGCAGAATCTCCCCGCCCCGGTGGCGACCGTTGGCCCGGTGGCCCAGGGGGAGACGGCTGAGTGGGTGGACAACAGCGGGGAGTATGGGTGCTATGCCGTGCAGGACTATGACGCCCAGGGGGTGGGGGCGCTGAGTGCTGAGGTGTGTGTCACTGATCCGTGGGCCAATGTTCAGATCGGCGACGAGATCGGCGGTGGGGTGTACGCAGGCACACATACCGATGGCACCAATACCTGGCACGTCATCTTTGCCACGCAGACGGCAGAGTCTGCTGTCGGCCCTGAGTGGGGCAACTACGGCACGTCGACGGGGGCTACCAACCCGGATGACGGCCTCGCCAACCAGACGGAGATTTTGACCAACCACGACGACGGCAGCGCGGACGCCTTCTACCACTGCCGGGACTACGTGGACGGGGACGGCAACAACGACTACTACCTGCCGGCGCGTAACGAGCTGGCGCTGGTCGATGCGCTGGTGGGCATGTCGCATGCCGAGTTCTCGACCGACCTGTCGGCGTATCGCTGGTCGAGCACGGAGAACTCGTCGGTCAACGCTTGGACTCGTAGATTCTCCGGCAGTGTCGAGAGCACCTTCAACAAGAGCAGCACCAGTCTACGGGTCCGCCCAGTCCGCAGGGTGCCGGTATGAGCAGCAGCCGACTCAGTCGCGCCATCCAGCGCATCGCCAAATCAGATCCCGACCTGCGTGGCGCTATTAAGGCAACGCGCAATCGCGGCGACCAACCCGGGGCCAGCGGCGTCGGTACGTCCGAGAGTGAGCGCGACCGTATATGCTGTGATGGGAGCGTCAACGAAAACCCCAACCCCGGCACAGAGACGAGAGACCCCGATAGTGGCGGGCAGGATGCCAGCGGCGGGCTCGACCCTGACGACCCAGCCAACCTCGATGAAATGGGCGAGGGCTCGCTGACGGGGCTGCATGACTGCGCGACGGGCGAGCCAGTATGTTTTGAGGGTAGTGACTGGGTGCCGCCAGATGGGTGGGAGTCGCCGACCGAGCCGCCGATCTCGGATGGCTATGAAGAGGGATACTTCTGGATTTATAACAATCAAGTCGCATATAGAGGGCAAACTGCGTTTGAAGCGGCGTCTAAATGGTGTAATGATTACGGGTTTTGCGTTTCCATATGTGGGTGTAGTGGAGGGGGGTGCAACTATACGTATTCACTCTCGGATGAAGACTGCACGTCCGTCATTTCAGTAGATAAAAGAGAATGCAACACTAATAACGCAGACATATGTGACCAGCCACCACCGTTAGCCGACTCCTGGCCCTCCGACTCCTGCGTCAACCTCGCCATCAAAAACGGCTCCATCGTCGGCTCGAAATACGACCCCGAGAACGATGGCAGCTACAGCAAGCCGCGCCAGGAAATCCCGCTCTGCGATCAGTACGGCAACTCAATCCTGATTCGCGCGGACACCGACAGCACCTGGAAGAGCATCAAGGCGCTGGACGGTGACATCGACCCCGACACCGGCTATGGCTATCTCTACGAGACGGCCACCGGCAGGCGAATCCGCCAGATCAGCCCGAGCGAGTTCCGCGACGACACGGTGTAGGCGATCTCCTACACGCCGGCGCGCCGATCTCGTCGCGCTGCTGACCGGCGCGGTGCTACGCTGAGAGTGTGACGCCATTCCCCTGCGATGCCACGGCACCGCCTGCTCCTTGCGTCACGGGAACCAGGGACGGTAGGGCAGGGACGCCCATCATTCAGGAGTCGGCATGCGCATCATCGGCGGTTCGTTCGGCACCCGAGGCACGATCAAGATCGGGAGTCACGGCGTGCGCATCAAGGCCAGCCGTGAGGCGCTCTACCCACCCGGCACCGTGACCCGCGTGTCCACCCGCCAGGAGAAGGAGCGCCGCTTCGGCTGCCTCTCGTTCCTCGTCGGCCTGCTGCTGTTCGGCACCCTCGCCACCCTGTTACTGGGCCCGCTCGGCCTGATCAGCGCCCTGGTGCTGTGCATCGCCGGCTCGTTCTACGGCACCACCCGCTACCTGGTCGATATGGTGTTCAAGGACGGCGCCCACCTCACCCTAGAGACCACCCGCCGCCAGGCGGATCAGTTGGTGCAGCTGCAGAGCGTGCGCAGCAGCCCGCCGGACACTCCAGCGCCGCCGCTGGCATCGGACGAACCCAGCCCCGAGCAGCAACGCGCCCAGGAGTGGCTCGCCGATCCCGAGACGGTGATCCTCGACACCGAGACCACCGGCCTCAGCGAGAACGCCCAGGTGCTCGAGCTGGCGATTATCGACATGCAGGGCAACGAGCTGCTCAACACCCTGGTCAGGCCCTCAGCCCCCGTCGGCGCCAAGGCCCGGGAGATCCACGGCATCACCCGCGAGCATGTGCGCGACGCGCCCACCGTGGCCGACCTGGCCATGCACCTGCGCGCCATCCTCCAGGATCGCCGCGTGGTGACCTACAACGCCGAGTTCGACGAGCGCCTGCTGCGCCAATCGCTCGCCGCGCACGATGTGGAGATGCCCCGCGGGGTGACGTTCGAGTGCGCGATGCGTACCTACGCCGAGTGGTATTCACCGGGCGGCCGCTGGCAGAAGCTCGGCAACGCCGCCCGCCAGACCGGCACCCACGTCGCTGGCACCCCGCACCGGGCGATGACCGACTGCCAGACCACCCTCGGCGTGATCCAGGCCATGGCCCAGTGGCCCAGCCACCAGGCCTCGCCCCACCGCAACCGCCAGCCGGCCACCCCTACCCAACGCCCCGCCGCCGTCTTCCAGGAGCCGCCACGCGAGGGCTGGCCCACCTGGGCGATCGTGCTCGTGATCGTCATCGGGGTGATCTGGCTGCTGTAGGCGGGCCATCCCACGGCACCGGCCGACGCACCTGACCGGACACCGCCCCGGGATCCCGCGCCACCCGCCAGACCCCCTCCACCACATCCAGCCCCCGCTCCAGCAGCGCGATCGGCGAACCCGGCTGCCAGTAGGCCTGGTCGTCCAGGTCCGCCAACCGCACCCGCCCGCTGACCAGCTGTCCCTCCCAGATCACATGATACTCAATCAGCCGACCCCGAGGCGGCCGCGCCCGCCGCAGGCTCGTCCAGCCGCGTCGCTCCAAGCGCTTGCGCCAGGTGGTGATCCGGTAGAGGGTCGCGTCGTCCAT